CTTGTCTAGCATAGCCTCGACTACTTCGACTGAGTACCACCTACGACCTACTCTTATTTTTGTTGGTAACTTCATGCTTCTCCTTGTTAACTCTTGGCTAACCCATAACGACGGTGTGCGCCACCGTCAGCGTCCAATGGAATGCCCGGCATATAGGGCGGCTCCATAGTCATCTGCGCTAAGACCCAAGCCTTAGCCTCAGACACCTCTGCATCAGGAACCACAACGATCTGTTCGTCGTGTACTGTTCCAGCCACAAAGTATCTCTTGGCAGTACGCACCATACCATCTGTCATTACGCATCTCGCTACGCCCTGCGTGACATTGTTGGTTATCTTGCCTGCATATATCTTAGTACGATCTTGGCCGTATGTCCACTCGACCTGCTCTTTATTTGTTTTCTCGTCTGTGTACCGCCTAATATTTAGGTCAGGATACAACAGCTTCATGCCCGAGGGAAGCTCGATTTCCCCCTTGCGGTAGGTCAGACACTTGTGCTTGTATTCCTTGCCCTTGTACAGCGACGCGTGGATAAGCTCGGTGTTAAGCGCCCAGAAATCCACCACAGGCGTAGCCGTAGCCCTGTACTTGTCAATGATCGCCTTGGATGCTAGGCAGTGGATGACTAGCTCCTTGGTTGTACAGGTGTGCGGTATTGCCCTGAGCTTCTCGACGTTGACTTCCCAATCGAGGAATTTCTGCGCTGCCTGTTGAGTAACACCAAGCTTCTTTGCAAAGGCCAAGTCATAGCGTTGCGGTGGCGCCCCGAGGAATCCTGTGAGGAGTTGAGAAGCAAAAGCCGCCCAGCCAAGACCGTATCCGCAGCCAAGCAACGCGCTCTTCGCAGATTGCCGAAGGTCAGGGTGAGACTCTTTAGTAAGTCCGGGTATGTTAAACATCTGCGCTCCAAACGCGGCGTAAGGGTCACCGCCACTCCTGAAGATGTCCAGCATGTCTGTGTAATCTGATAACCACGCCAGTACTCGTGGCTCAATCTGCGATAAGTCACCAACGACGAGTTGGTGGCCAGCGGGAGCCATAATTGCTTTGCGTAGGAACGAGCCTCGTTTGAGGTTCTGCATGTTGATGGCCGAGCCACGGCTTGCTGTCCACCGGCCAGTTTGTGCTCCGTAGTAAGAAAGAGGGACTGGAAGCGCACCACGCTGGCTAATATCGAGGAATCGCTGAGCACGGGTTCTCTCAGTGGTCGATTTAACCCGAAGACGCGCTTCACAAAGAAGGGCAACGTCTTCACGTTCACCGTTGAGTAGCGCTTGAAATAGGGCGTCGTTCTTAGCAAGGGCAAGTGTTTCTTTGCCTGTTGTCTTACTAACCTTGGTTGGCGGAACCACGTTGAGTTTCGTAAGTAGTGCAGCAAACTGCGGGTTCGACGCCAGCGCAGTTTCCACCACGTCGAGTTTCTGTAATAGGGCTTCACGGGTTTCTTTCTCCTCTAGTATGGCATCGGTCAGCATGTTGGGGTCAAGCTCAAGGCATGCACGGGTGTACATCTTCAGCGTCATGTCGATGAGCCGAAGTTCCTTGGGCGGATAGCCTCGTACAAGGCGCCCGAAGATTTGTTCGCAGAGAAATACATCGTGCGCGCAGTAATCGGCCAACTCTTCTTCGAGCTTGTCCGTAAGCTCCACCAATCCATTCGTCGAATATACGGCTGTCCCTTTGGGGGGAAGGCCAAAATCGCCTGCAAGTTTGGCGAGGGAATTGCCAACTTCCACGCCGCGTAGAGCACGCGCCATTGATAAGGTGTCGAAGATAAAGGCTGGATGTACAGCGTAGACCCACTCCATAATGGATACATCGAACTGTGCGTTATGTGCAAGCACTGCGGTTCGTCCCCAATCGACACCATTGAAGTACTCACGTAGTCCCTCTGCGCTAACCCATCTAGTTGGTTCATCGCTTCCGTATACATGGACGCAAGCTCCGAACGCTCTAAATTTATCATGGCGTATGTACTCCTCTGTTGTCATCTTGCTCAGCGTGTAACCTTCCTTGGTGTCCCAGTAGGTTTCAAAATCCAAAGTTATTATTTGTTTATATGGTGCGCTCATTCTTCTCCTTTATGTCGTAAAACCAATCATCGCCAGCAGACCACTTGCGCGTGCCGTCAACCGTCCACAAAGACCGTGCAGCTTGAAAGTCAGGGAACTTTGTCTCAGCAGGGATCAGGCTCTGGTCATACCAAAGGCATCGGTTGTTGGGCTGGCAAGCAAACTGACCGTTGTCCAAAGCAATCCAGTTAAAAGACTTATGTTCTTCGGCCTGCTCAGTAAAACCCGTGTCCAAGTCCATGCCGTCAGCACAGAAGTCCACCGTAAACAAATAGCGCCCAAAGTGCCACTCCTTGTCTTTGCCAAGAAACTTTACACCAAGGTTGCGAAGGCCAATCTTTTCAAGGATGGTGAATCGGTAGCCCATGCAGTCCCACAATTGCAAAGTATCAACTGGCAGATTGCCATGCTCCTCTTGCCACACATAAGCGTGGATAGGTAGCTTGTCGTACAGCGCACCATAGGCAGGGAGCAAAGACTCAATGCGAAACACTTGACCACGCAGGGCTTTGAGGCTTACCCAGACCGCTGGCTCCAACTCGCCATGACCTTTCTGGAAGTTGTACAAAAATTCTTTGCGCACAAAACATTTGATGGGCGGTAGCGATGCAATGATGTAGCTCATGCTTGTCCCCTTGCTCGGATGGCTCTGTAGCAGTCTTCTGCATCAGGTTTGTTTGGCTCATTCTCTTCGGGCGAGTCCAACCATTCGTGCCACATCAACTCACACACCCTTGCACACGCCTCACGCTCATGCTCAATGGCTAAATTGACCAAAGCAACTAGGTGTGGCGTTGATACAGTCCACGTTGTGTAGTGCTTGTTCTCTTGCACCACCTTGTACAGTGCATCTAGGATTTCATCTTGTGTCAATTAAAGTTCTCCTTGGGTGGTGCGCCTAAGACGTTTAGAAAGCCGAAAAAATCGTTTGCCGCCAACATGAGTTGCGACGCCTCCATCTCGTCACAGTTTAGGGTAACGACTCCTGCCATCTGATCTTCAGCGCGTCCTATGATGAACACGCCCTGCGCTTTGCCATCGCCATAACACATGATGATCTTGTGTATAAGTAGTTTGAAGTGCGCTTGCTCTTCGTCTGACATGGCTTCGACACGTCGCTCAAGCTCCTCTTGGGTCATCATGTCTTCATAAGCCACTTCTTTTCTCCCTGAGTAAGTGTTGTAGTTCATTTATGTTGGTCTCCCTTGCTATATATGTTGTTCCGCCTGCGTTGTGTATGCGGTTGAGTTCAAGGTCTTGCAGGGCTGTTGTCTTGCCACTACCAGCCTTGCACTCGATCGCAATGAAGTGTCCGTCCATGCAGGCAATGATGTCCGGAATACCTGCCCGACCAAAGCCATTGGCTGGTGGCATGAAGTGGTAGATGCCTAGCTTGTCCAGCACCTCACGCACCCGCTTCTTGACTTTGGATTCAGGTGTCGCTGCCATGTAAGCTCTCCCCCATGACTTGTTCGTAATCAAACACTTCTTTGAGGCACTCACTGATGAAAACCTCTTCCGTACCATAACGCATGACCCTGTTGTTGTACGTGTAGACGCTTTTGGGAACCCGCACCAGCCCAAAGGCAAAGTCGTTGCCAAGCTGAGTAGGTCGCCAGATGCCTGAGAACTTGGCTTTGTGTGTCTCGTCTTTGCTCTTGCGCTCGACAAGGTTCCACCAATGAAGTGTAGCCAGTTGGTTCGATCGTACCAACCACTGCGGGCCGACGACAGGCACATTGATCCACCCATCTGCATCGCCAGTTTGACGGCACAGCCACATCAGTCCTTGCGCCATTGTCACGTTGATGTTGCGCAAATAGATCTTGCCCCAGCGATCGCACACGGGGCAGTGCCCACCATCGTTTGCAATGGTGCGCCCCCAAGCGTCGCGTAATGCTTCTCTGTTGTCCATACTACTTCTCCTGTGTTTCTATTAGTTTTGTCAGGTAGTGCTGTGCTTTCTTCAAGTCATCGACACCGCCCTTGTCTTTCCAACGGGACACGTACTTTATTACATTACCTTCCAAGTAGCCAATGTTATTTGAGACGATGTAGTCCCATGGCTGA